GCCTACCTCTACGGCTCCCTCCTGCAAGCCGCCCCTTACCTTGTGGATGACGAGCGGGTTCCGGTGTGGATGAACGCCTATCGTGAGGCTCTGGCGGGGCTTGTGACGGCTGAGAGGCTCAACAGGGGCTCACGGTTCACGCCGGGCTTCCGGGCCGATGACATTCGCACTGTGCGGCGTCCGTATTTTAACATCAACACGGGGCTCTAATGGCCAACACTCCTCAGGGCGTTACCGTCCTCTCGGCATCGTTCACCCGCCCGGCAGACACGACCGCTTACACGGCAAACGATCTGGTCGCGGTGTCAACGTCGGTTTACGCCTACAACTCGCCCGCAATCCGCGATGGCGTCCGCGCCCTTGGGGACGCGTTTCGTTTTGATCGGGTAAGGCTTCGCAAGTCGGCCATCTCGCTGACAAACGCGAGCTTCCGGGTTCATATCTTTGATCGGGTTCCGACCTGGACTGTGGGCGACAACGGCGCGGGCGGTGCAATTGGCGCCCTCGCTGTAACCGACCTTGCCGGGCATTGCGGGTTTGTGGATGTGACCATGGACCGCGCTTCGGCTACGGCTGGAGCCTACGGCATGGCTAACCCATCGTCGGGGGCCATCACTGTCCGCCCGCAGGAAATTGAGGGAGAAACCATTTACGTCGCCGTTCAGGCGTTGGCGGCCTACACCCCGGCCTCTGCCGAAGTGTTCACGGTTGATCTCGAAGGCATCCGCCCTTGAGCTTCCCCGCTAATGTGATCCCGGTTTTTGGATCACAACGCCCTTATGTCGACCTGAACTTTGCGCTTGGCTCTTTCGGCGTAAACGGGGGAAGCGTTAGCAGCCTTGCGCTGCTCTCCGGCTTCACGTTCACCCGCGCCTCCCTCGCCATGGGCTACGACGCGACGGGCAAGCTGACGTATGGGCCGAATAATCTGCTGCTGCAAAGCCAGACGTTCGGGACGACGTGGAGCCAAGTGGGCGTCACGGTCACTTCGGACGCTATTGCCGCCCCTGACGGCACGCTGACCGCCGACAAAATCATGGAAGTGGCGGCGGCTTCAACGCCCCGTATTTCCCAAGTCTGCACGGGACTGGTCGGGTCGGTCAATGTTTTCAGCGTTTACGCCAAGACCGCCGAACGAAACCAAATCCGCCTAGTGTTGGAAGGTTCGGGCCTGTTCTCGGCTTACTTCAACACGGATACCGGCGTCGTGTCTGGAACAGGCGGCTCATGCACCGCAACGATGACCAGCGTGGGCAATGGCTGGTATCGCTGTTCTGTGACGTGGACCGCTGCGACTACGGCTTTCGCGCCCTACATCGCCACCGCCTCGGGTGGGTCAACGATTGGGTCCGGCGACAACACCAAGGGCATCTACCTCTGGGGCGCTCAACTAGAAGCCGTCACCTACCAGACGACCCCCAGCACCTACTACCCGACGACCAGTGCGGCCTATTACGGCCCGCGCCTCGTTTACGACCCGGTAACGCTGGCCTCGCTGGGTATCCTCGTAGAGGAAGCGCGGACTAATATAAACGTCCAGAGCAACACACTAACAAACGCGGCGTGGGCGATTTCCGCCGCTACTATTGGCGGCACGCCTATTGTCGCCCCTGATGGTAGTACCACGGCGTCAGTCATGGATGACGGTGTTACTACCGCCGAACACTTCATCACGATTGCATCGCCGCCCGCTACAACAGCGTCAACGAACTACACCTACAGCATTTTTGTTAAAAACGGCACCCGCCGATACGTCGGCCTGTCGCTTGGGCGGCTGGGGTCTAGCGGGGTGTATGTTGCGGCCAAGTTTGACTTGGTGGCCGGAACCTATGTGACCACCACGGCGGGCGGCGGCACGTTGGCAAGTGCGGACATCCGGGCGGTTGGCAACGACTGGTGGCGCATATCTGTTTGCGGCCAGCTTGGGGCGGTGACTGACCTCTACGGCATCTTCTGGATGGGCAACGACGCTACTACGTTTGGCGGATCGCGCGGTCGGCAGTCATACACGGGGACAAGCGCCACGGTTTACCCGTGGGGAGCCCAGCTCGAACTCGGCCAAGGCGCCTCCTCCCCCATCCCAACCACAACGGCGGCGGTGACGCGGGCGGCGGATGCGGTAAGCGTAACAGGGATTTCCGTCCCTAACCCGCACTCCATGGCCGCCGAATGGACGCCGGGCTTCGATAACGGGTCGAGCTTCCGCCGCGCGGCCTCTCTTACTAACGCGGGGTTTTCGGCAACGGACGACATTTATCAGCGTTTCACCAACAACTTCGTTCGGATGTTCAGCTCGGACATGGACCTAACGCTGGGCACGGGCAACGCGACCACGGGCAACAAGGCGTCGGCGCGGTTCGAACTGAACAACAGCGCGGGCTCGCTGAACGGCGGGGCTATAGCGTCCGACACGTCGTCGACACCCGCCACGCCCATTGACCGCCTCTATGTCGGGGCGACGAGCTCCAGCAACTGGATGAACGGCACAATCTCCCGCATCCGCATCTACAACCGCGCCCTGACCGACGCCCAACTGCAAAACCTCACGCAATCACTGCTTCTTCAGGAGGACGGATATAGTATCCTCCAAGAAGACAACTCCTATATCTGGCTGGAGTAGCCACCGATGCCCGACAGCAAAATCTCCGCGCTTCCTAGCGCCACGGTGCCCCTCGCAGGCACTGAAGTCTTGCCCATCGTCCAGAGCAGCGTAACCGACAAGGTCACGGCTGCAGACCTGCTGAGACAAAACGGCCAGACGGTAACGACGTCCAACCCTGTCCTGAGCTTGGCTCAGACGTGGAACGCAGGTGGCGTGACGTTTACGGGCCTTCTGTTCAACGCGACGGACACGGCGTCGGCTACGGCGTCAAACCTACTGGAGTTGCAGCTTGGTGGCGTGACGCGGCTTCAAACACGTAAAGACGGGGTGCTGCTTACCCTTGGTGGTTTCCGCACCATCAACGCCGAAGTATCTATCAGCACCAACGCCCAACTCGCCAACAACGGCGCGTTCTCTTGGTCGTCTACGTCCTCGGCTAACAACGCGGGCGACACTTTTATCGTCCGAGACGCAGCCAACACCGTCGCCCTGCGCAACGGTGCCAACGCTCAGACTTTCAACATCTACCGCTCCTACACCGACGCCTCGAACTACTCTCGTCTGCGCATGTTTCTTTCGGGGTCAACGTGGAACCTCACCGCAGAAGCATTGGGTACGGGGAGCGCATCGGCGCTGTCGATACAGAGCGGCGGAAACCTTTCGTTTGCTTCGGCGGGTACGACCGAGCAGTGGCGAATAAACTCGGGTAACTTTATCGCGCTGGCAGACAACGCCTACGACATCGGAGCCTCAGGCGCGACCCGGCCTAGGAACATTTACACGGGGACTCAGTTTATTGCGCCAGACGGTGATCTGACCACTCCCGGCTTTGTGTTTGCCGGTAGCACCGCGACGGGTTTTTATCGCGACGCTGGTGGAGGCCGCATTCGTGTTGCTGTCGGCGGGAACTATGCGCTCAACTTTGCTAACGGGCAGATTGGCCTCCCTAGCGACACCGCCGCCATCCAACTGGGCGCTTCGGCAGACACCATCCTAACCCGAGACGCAGCCAACACCCTCGCCCAACGCAACGGGACGAACGCTCAGTCCTTCAAGGTCTACAACACCTATACGGACGCTTCGAACTACGAGCGGTTTGCGATCAATGCGCAGTCTGGGGCTGATGTTCGTCTCCAGACGGAGAAAGCCGGAACTGGAACAGTTAGGTCGATTGTTTTTGGCACCAACGCAAGCGGGCGCTGGTATATCGACGGCGCTAGCGGCCACTTCCTCGCCGCCACAGACGCGACCTATGATATTGGTCAATCCGGGGCTACCCGCCCCAGAAACATCTACGCGTCCAATGCCTTCGTCGCGGGCGGTGGTATCGACGCGATTAGCCGTATGTACATCTACACCGGTACGGCTATCCCAGCCGGGGGCACCACAGGTGCGGGCTATCGCATGTCCTCCACCGCCGACTTCGGCGTCTTCTTCGGCTCCGGCGCTCCCACGCTCAGCGCTGCCAAGGGCAGTCTCTATCTTCGCTCTGACGGCTCTGGCACCGGGGACCGAATGTACGTCAACACCAACGGCTCCACGACGTGGACCGCCGTGACCACGGCGGCTTAAGGAGAAACAAAATGGCCGACATCACCTACAGCTACTCGATCAACTCCATGTCCTGCTACCCCCTCTACGACACCGAGAACGACGTCGTTTTCCAAGTGCTGTGGACCCTCACCGGGACCAACGGTGTTCAGACCTCAACCTATTCAGGCCCCACGATCCTGCCCGCTCCGCAAGGCGACGACTTCACCCCCTATGCTGATCTTACGGAACCCCAAGTCATCGGCTGGGTAGAGAGCGGCACGGACCCGGACTACCTCGCCAACGCGCACCAGTGGATCGCGGACGACATCGCTGCTAAAGAAAACCCGCCCGTGGTCACTCCTCCCTTGCCGTGGGCTCCTGAAGAAACCCCGGTCGAAACCCCGGTCGAAGCCGAAGCCGAAACCCCGGTCGAAGCCCCGGTCGAAGCCGAAGCCGAAACCCCGGTCGAAGCCGAAGCCGAAACCCCGGTCGAAGCCGAAGCCGAAGCCGAAGCCGAAGCCGAAGCCGAAGCCGAACCTGAAACCCCAGAAGAAGAGCAAGCCTAATGTTTCAACTGAACCTTACGCCTGAGCAAATGCAGGTCCTCGCGGGCCTGCTGGACGCCGCTATCAAGACTGTCGGTGTGCGGGCTATGGAAGACGACGTGGTTGACCTGTTCCGCGCCATTAAAAGCGCGACCCCTCCGGCCTCGCCGGAAGGCACAGAAGACTAAGGACCAACAAGATGCGCGCCAGTCGGGGTATGGGCGATATCCGCCCGTCGAAGATGCCGAAGCAGAAGACGATCAAGCGTACGGACAACCCGGACGACGTGGCTTCCTACGCTAAGGGCGACTGGATCAAAGGCGCTGTGAAGAAGCCCGGGGCCTTGCGCGAGCAGCTCGGAGCCAAGCCGGGAAAACCCATCCCTGCCAAGAAACTGGCTGCCGCCGCCAAGGCTCCGGGTAAACTCGGGCAACGCGCCCGACTGGCGCAGACGCTGAAGAAGATGCGGAAATAGCCCTCGTGGCGCGCCCTCCCCCCGATGCGCGGCGCGCCCAGCTAAAGAAGTATTACGAAGAGAACAAAGAGCGGGTGCTCGCGCGCGCAAGGGAGCGCTACCACGCGGTAACCAAAACCAAGCGCGCTCTGGAAACCCCGGAAGAGACGGCAGCGCGGAAAGCCAAGGCTAACGCGGCGTCCAAGAAGAGCGGTTCATGGGAGCGGCGGCGCATAAAAAGACCCCTGAGCCACCTGCTTATACGGGCTCGCAACAGAGCTACTGCTAGGGGGAGGGAGTTCAGCATCACGCTGGACGACTTATATATCCCCGAGATATGCCCCTTGCTCGGTGTGCCCCTCTCCCTTACTGACCCCAACACAGCCTACCGCCCGTCGATAGATAGAATAGACTCGAACAAAGGCTACATTCCGGGTAATGTCTGGGTCGTAAGTAACAGAGCCAACCGCTTGAAGAGCGACGCTACTGCTGACGAGCTTATCAGGATCGGACTAGCGCTTAAAGGGCGGGAGCAAGATGGCGCGCACTGACGAGGCCAAGTGGAAGCGCACCGTTGCGGCGGTGAAAGCCGGAAGTAAAGGCGGTGACCCGGGAAAATGGTCGGCCCGCAAGGCACAACTTGCCACCCAGAACTACAAGAAGTCCGGCGGCGGATACAGCGGACCTAAAACCGAGGCACAGAAGTCGTTGTCGAAGTGGACCGACGAGGACTGGGGAACAAAGTCCGGGAAACCTTCTACGCAGGGACCCAAAGCTACAGGTGAGCGTTACCTGCCTAAAGCGGCGCGACAAGCTCTAACATCTGCCGAGTATAGTGCTACAAGCAAGGCGAAGCGCGAAGGAACCAAGGCTGGCAAACAGTTCGTGAAGCAGCCAGCGGCTATTGCGAAGAAAACGGCGAGACACCGATGACTACTTCTGGCACCAGCGCGTTTAATCTGAGTATCCTCGACATTATCGAGGAAGCGACCGAGCGTTGCGGGGCAGAAATCCGTAGCGGTTACGATCTTCGTACCGCGCGTCGTAGTCTTAACCTGATGTTCGCTGAGTGGGCGAACCGTGGTTACAATATGTGGACAGTAGAGCAGGACTCTATCCCGCTCACTCAAGGCACGATTTCTTATAACCTGCCCGTCGATACCGTCGATCTAGTTGACCAAGTGATCCGGACTCAGACCGGCACTAACCAGACTGACATCAACATCTCGCGGATCAGTCTCGACACCTACTCCACGATCCCGAACAAGAACACCCAAGGCCGACCTATCCAAGTCTGGATCAACAGGCTGTCGGGCGCTACAGACCCTGTTTCCGGCGTCGTTTATCCCACGATCAACGTCTGGCCTGCGCCGGACCAAAACAACTACTACACCTTTGTCTACTGGCGGCTGCGCCGCATTCAGGACGGGGGCAACGGGGCTAACACTCAAGACATCCCCTTCCGGTTCCTCCCGGCGTTGGTGGCGGGGCTGGCCTACCACCTCTCGCTCAAAATCCCGGATGCGCTCCCGCGTGTGGAGATGCTGAAGGTCATGTACGAAGAGCAGTTCCAGCTGGCGGCAGACGAAGACCGAGAGAAGGCCCCACTGCGCATTGCTCCGCGTATCAGCTACTAGGGGGGCTAGATGCCGAGTAAATTTGCCTTCGGTAAGCGGGCCTTCGGCTTCTGCGATTACTGCGGTTTTCGTTACCCGCTGAAGGCGTTCAAGGCCCTTGTAATCAAGACCAAGCCGACGAACATCCTTGTTTGTCCGACATGCTGGGTGCCTGACCAGCCGCAGCTGCAGCTCGGTATGTATCCGGTTAACGACCCTCAAGCACTGCGCAACCCCCGCCCAGACAACACTTTCTGGCAGTCAGGGTTAAACGGACTGCGGATCACAGCCGCAGGTACAGACTACGGGACTCCCGGTGAAGGCAGTAGAGTGATACAGTGGGGCTGGGCTCCCGTAGGTCTTAACGACCCCTTGGTTTTGTCTGGTCTTACGAATACACTGGTCGCAGTAGGTGCGGTCGGGACGGTAACTGTCTCGTAAAGGAGAAACCTCGTGGTCAAGAACGAAAGCAAGATCAAGTCGGTCCCGGCGCCCAGCACTTCGGGCTACCCCAACAAGATCGCCAACACCCAGACGCTGCGCACTCGCGGGACCAAGAACACCCAGCGCGGTAACAGCTCCAGCACCAAGATGGGTTAGGTAGACCTTGTCCACCTACGCGGAACTTTCCAGCGCGCTTCAGGCGGCGCTAGAGAACGACTTCCCGGAGTCCGTTGGCGATACCCCCATGACGTCGGCGGAGCAGATTGCGCTGTTCTTTACGAACGCGGAGTTACGCATCCAGAATGCTGTCCAGCTCCCGGTGTCCCGCAAGACGGGGACCGTCGCAACTGTGGCTAACACCTCTACGGTGGCTACTCCTGCGGACTGGCTCTCGAGCTACTCTATCGCTCTGATCACACCCGTGACCCTCGCCTACAACTTCCTGCTCAACAAAGACGTCGAGTATATCCGGGAAGCCTACCCAGCTGTGCTGTCCACGGGGACGCCGCTGTATTACGCCTTGCAAGACAACGATACACTACTGCTCGGCCCGACGCCGGACGCCGTCTACACCCTTTCGCTAAACTACTACTATTACCCCGAGTCTATCACTGTTGCGGTGTCTGGCAGGACTTGGCTCGGCGACACTTTCCCGAACGTCCTGCTCTATGCAGCGATGATTGAAGGCTACACCTTCATGAAGGGCGAGGCAGACGTCATCGCTCAGTACGAGAAAATCTACAGCGACGGTCTGGACGAACTGAAACAGTTCGCTGAAGGCATGAACCGTCAGGACACTTACCGCACGCAACAGGTTAGGTATCCGGTGAGATAATGGCGCTGTTTCAAGGTCTCGTCTCGTCGTTCAAAGCAGAAGCACTGCTCGGGGTCCACGACTTCCGGGCAACGGGGGGCGATACCTTCATGATCGCTCTCTACGACTCCACAGCTATACTCAATGCAAACACGACGGCATATACCCCCACAGGCGAAGTCACTGGGTCTAACTACGTCGCCGGGGGCGTGACCCTCACTAATCTAGGGGTCTCTGTCAGCAACACTTCGTCCACTGCTGGTGTAGGCTTTACGTCGTTTTCGCCTGTGGTCTTTACCAACGTCACCGTCGTGGCGCGCGGGGCGCTCATCTACAACACAACGCCTTCGGCTACGGACGCCAACAACGCGGTGCTGACTAACCCTGCAGTCTGTGTGCTGGACTTCGGTGCGGACAAGACGGTGACTGCCGCAGACCTGACGATTACCTTCCCTACGAACACGGCGGACGACGCCATCATTCGGATTTCCTAGATGCAGCTCTCCCAGCACTTCTCACTCGAAGAGTTTACCAAGTCCCAGACCGGCTCCCGCCTCGGGATCGCCAACACACCCTCGGCAGCACACCTCGCCAACCTGAAGACGCTCTGCGCGAAAGTTCTGGAGCCCGTGCGGGCTCACTACGGCAAGCCGGTCCATATCAACAGCGGCTATCGCGGCCCTGCGCTCAACAAGGCGGTCGGTGGTGCTTCGACGAGCCAGCACTGCGCGGGAGAAGCCGTGGACATCGAAATCCCGGGCGTGGCGAACGGTGACTTGGCCAAGTGGATCGAGGCGAACCTTGATTACGACCAGCTTATCCTTGAGTGCTACCGCGCAGGCGTGCCTGATAGCGGTTGGGTTCACGTGAGCTACAAGACCGGCCACAACCGCAAGCAAGAGCTCACCGCGACAGTGGTGGGCGGTAAGATGAAGTACGCAGCAGGGCTGCATCTATAGGGGTGGGTCATGGGTGATCATCTGTTCAAACTCTTTGCGGGTAAGGACAACAAGACGCTCGATCTCGGTCGGGTACTCTGGGCGTTGAGCTTTATCTCGTACTTCTCCGCCACGTTCTTCGCGGTGTTCATGCATAATCAGGCGCTGGA